ATACGATAGATCGTGAAGAAGGTTACTTTAGAGCCCGACCTCGAGGCCTTCACCTCGGGGCTGATCGGCTCGGTTGTTGGACGTGAATACACTAACGTCGATGTCGCCCGAGATTTTCGTTATCTGATGATGACGGATCCGGCGCTCGGCAAACGTGTTCTGTTTATGCTTTTGACTTGGTGCGGCGAGTTCGACGACCCGCCGGAAAGTAATGAAGATCTGCAACGATGGGCCGGCAAACGCGAAGTTGCAGCGCGTATCAAGGCAGCGATGTACGCTGACCTGTCGAGCCCTATAGATTGAGAGGTAACGACTAATGGCAGAGGAAACGATCGACGGCGCTGAAGCCTCGGAAGAGGGGACGGCTAACCCGGAGACGGAAGCTCCTGAAGCTGAAGCTGAGACAGGTGAGGCAACCTGGCGCAGCGCAATCGAAGACGACAAGGTCCGCAAGTTAGCGGATCGGTTCAATACGCCGGCGGATATGGCCAAGGCCTACGCCGAGCTCAACACGGAGTTCTCGCAGCGCGTCAAAGTGCCAGGTGAGGACGCGAACGACGAGGACCTTGCCAAGTTCCGGAAGCTCATGGGCGTACCGGAAAGCGTCGACAACTACACATTGTCGAGACCCGACCACATCGACGAGGGTACGTTCGAAAGCGAAGAGTTCCAAGGTATGCTCCAAGGCGTCGTTGGTCGGATGCATGAGGCTGGCGCCACGCAAGCGCAAGTCGATGCAGCGATCGGAACATACTTCGAGCTTGAAGCTGCCCAACAAGCGACGACTGCACAGAATGACGAGAGGTTCCAGAAGGATGCCGAGGCCGGACTACGCCAGGAGTGGGGTGAAGACTTTGACGCCAACTTGTCGTTTGCCAAACAAGCCCTGTCGAAGTTCGAGTTTGGCGAGGACCTGAAACAGACGGAACTATCGAATGGAATGTTACTCGGATCCAACCCGGACTTTCTCCGGGTTATGGCCAACTACGGCCGCATGACTGGTGAAGGGTCGTTGCAGTTAGGATTGCGCGGTACAGAAGCCGGCGCCAACTTGCAAAAGCAATACGACACGTTGACCGAGGATATGCATAACGCCATGGCCCTCGGTAACACGGAGAAGGCCAAGCGTCTTGATGCGGAACGTCGTGACATAGGTGAAAGCCTGTTCGGCACGGGGCCCGTACCAGGTCGCGCGGCGTGAAGACACGGATCCACGTCAATCAGCACGTGATCAAACGCAACCGGAAGACCGGCGCGTGCGATCCTGTACTGACGTGTAAAACACACAAGTCGAACGACTACGCTCATGAGGTCGAGATCAGAGGACCTTCGCGCGTCGTCTACCGACCGGATAAACCATTAAGCTGCGGGGCGCATGTCTGGATCGAAACAGAAGCCGATGTGGTTACACGATCGGATGTTGAAAGCTGACGGTTTCGACGACGCCGTCGTCGGTATCGGACATCGATGTGGTCAAATCTCGCTCCTCGTTTATGACGTGGAGAAGTGCGTCAACATTCTAATGACGCGTGACGGTATGACGTTGGACGAGGCGGAAGAGTTCTTCGAGTTCAATGTCGCCGGCGGCTGGCATGGAGCGGGGACGCCGATCTGGCTGTATCCGAACGAGCTGAAGAATATTAATCTGGAGGATTACTGATGGCCGTATCAATTAAGAACGCGTTCATCAAATCCTACGGGAAGAAAAAGAAGAAGAAGCCGGCGAGACCCGGTAAGACGAAGACGACGAAGCCAAACAGAAAAAAGACAACCTAGAACATTTTCGCGCGCGGTGTGGCGGACGCTTCACTCCCTCCCTGGGCGTCCGCCACCCTTATTTTTTAGTTTCTTTTGAAACATGGGCTGAACCCGGTAACCGCCTCTGGCGCCCGAGTGAGGTCAACACAGTCGAAGAGGCGCTGATGCCTGGCATCGGTTAACCCGACCCGACCTGTCTCCCCGTAACCACTCGTTAAAGGAGACACATATGTCGACGAGTATCACAGCCGCCTTTATAGGCGACTACAACAAAGACGTTCACCACGTCTTCCAACGCGAAGGCGGTATGCTCAAGCCTACCGTTTACGTGAAAGATGGTGTCGTCGGTTCCACGGCTTACTTCGAAAAGCTCGGCACCGGTGTCGCTACAACCAAGTCGAGGCATGGCGAAATAACGCCTATGAACGTCAGTCATGTACAGCCGTCGGTTTCCCTTTCTGACTTTTACGCCGGCGACTGGAGTGACCTACTAGACGAAGCCAAGACCAACATCGAAGTTCGGATGAACTACGCGAAGTCCGGAGCTTACGCTCTCGGGCGCAAGTGCGATGACCAGATCATGACGGTCCTCGACAGCACGTCTCAAGGCACCATTTCATGGGGTGTTGGCACGTTCGCAGCCGTTCAGTCGAGCTTGTTGCAAATGGTCGAAGCTCTCGACGCCAACGGCGTTCCCAACGACGGTATGCGTTACGGCGTTCTCAGCCCACGCGCATATGCCCAAGCCATGACAGTCGATAGCTTTGCTTCGTCGGACTATGTCGGTGCCAACGGACTACCCTTCACTGAAGGCGCTCCAGGTCACCGGAAGTTCAAGTCCTGGATGGGTGTTCTGTGGTGTATGCACTCGGCCAACCCGGGTGTTGGTACGTCGACCTCAAAGGTCTTCGTCTATCACAAGAACGCTATCGGTTATGCAGTCGCCAAAGCTGCCGGCAACGTCGCCGGTAACGAAAGCGTCTCAGCCGATATCACGTGGCACGGTGATCGTGCGGCGTATTTCGTCAACCATATGATGTCGGGAGGTGCCGTCATGATCGACGACACCGGTGTGATCGAGGGCAACCTCAATGACACAACCGCCATCGCAACGTCGTAAGGAGGGTTTGGAACATGGCTTTTAACTCCGCAAACCTCACCCAACTTGCTCACGGCAACGGCTTCGCCTTGTGGCACTACACGTCGGCTGATGCGATTGCCACTGTGAACAGCGCCGGTTACTACAACGACGCCGCGGACATGCTTTCTGTTCGCGACGTGATCATCGTTGTCGACTCAAACACGCCGACGACCCACTTCGTCAACGTGTTGAGTAATACCGGTACGGTTGTCGATGTCAGCGACGGCACCGCCATCGTTGAGACTGACGGCGACTAAAACGTAGGCAGTAGGAGATGGCGAACGCGTCTCCTGCTCTCGGTGGGTGGACGGCACAGGTTCGCTTGTGCCGTCCATTTCTTTTTAACTTGTTTAAGGATTTATAATGATCCGTTCACGGCTCGAAGACTTCGAATATATATCGCGGCTCAAGTTCGCGTCCACGCTCCGCTATATGACGTCTCATGAGGCAGAAGATATCCTCACGCCTGGGTACTTCAATAACGCCGGTCAATTCGTTGAGGCGGCTGATGAGATTGATGTGGTCTGCCGACACGACGACGGCTCCTGGACAAAGGGGCGCCTTGAGGTCGTATCCAAGACGGCAACCGACGTCACTGTCAGACTGATCGACAAATGGCGACACGGTGTGGCACCGGCGGCGCGTAACATGAAGGTTCACTACGTTCCCGGATCCAAGTCCTGGATGGTTAAGGCGGATAACGAGGTTATCGCCAAGAACCTGACTAAGGCGGATGCGGAATCGCTGGTCAGTGAGGCCGCCTGATGGCAGCGTCTGAAGTCAGTATTTGCAACGCCGCTCTGCAACTCATCAAGAACACCAAATCGATCACGGCCCTGACGCAGGGCACCAAGGAAGCCAATGCGTGCGAGGTCGTGTTCGATGAGCTCCGCGACACGATGTTGGAGTGTCACAACTGGAACTTCGCGACCAAGCGGGTTCAATTAGCGCGCCTGGCTGACGCACCGGCGTTCGAGTGGGACTATCAATACCAACTGCCAGCGGACTATCTCCGCGTCGTCCGACTGTCGGAGAACTCCGACGCGCGCGACAACTGCCCGTACCGGATCGAAAACGGCAAGATCTTGACCGATGCCAGTGAGATCTACTTACGATATGTCGCGCGGGTCGAGGATCCGAACTTGATGCCGGCGACGTTTCGGACGGCGATGTCAAAACTTCTCGCTTCGCGCCTGGCTGTCGCGCTCGCTCAATCCGCGGCGTTGTCGAAAGAGATGTACACGCAATACACCGGCGAGGATCTACCGACAGCCAAGTCGGCCGACAGCATCCAGGACTATCCGGAGAACCTCCCTGAAAGCCCCTGGGTCACGACCCGGTACGGCGGATATGTCTATTACGAGCCCGGGGATCCGCCCAGTTGACCGTCCAAACCAATCCGCTCCTCGAGGCTTTCAACGCCGGTGAGTTTTCGGGGAGGATGGCGGCACGGGTTCAGTTCGACAAGTATCAGAACGCTGGATCCGAATACCAGAACGTCATACCTCTACCCCAAGGCGGTTATACGTCTCGTCCCGGTTTTCGCTATATAGGTAACGCTAAATCCAACAGCGTGCGCCCCTGGCTCCTGCCATTTATCTACTCGACCACCCAAGCCTATTGCCTGGAATTGGGAAACAACTGCCTTCGATTCTTCAAAGACCAGGCGCAAATCACCGCGCTCGACGTCACCTCGAGCATCACCAACGGCACCTTTGGTAGCGACATATCCAGTTGGACCGCACGAAACACCGGCTCCGGTGCGATCGCCCACGACGGCACCAATAACGATCTCAACCTGAACGCAGCCGGCAGCGGCAACGAAGCGCGTGCTTATCAATCCGTAGCAACGTCGAGCACCGGCACCGAACACGTGCTCGCGTTCGAGATCGTTGGTGACCCGGGCGACGAGATTACAGTGCGGATTGGATCGAGCGCCGGCGGATCTCAATACTATGCGGACGCCAAACGCTTGTGCGGCCGCCATACGATCGAGTTCACCCCAGACGCCAGTCCCTACTATGTCGAGTTCGAGAACGGGCAATCCAAAACAATATCAATCGACAACGTCTCGATCCTCGACAATGAACCGGTCGAGCTTGTTACGCCATGGCCCGAGGCGATCCTCCCTGACATTTCTTATGCACAGAGCGCCGACGTGATCTACTTTGCCGCCGGCGGCTCCTACCTGGTTTATCGTCTCGAGCGATACGGACACTCGTCCTGGAGCCTGATCAAGGTTCTGTTCAGCGACGGTCCTTGGCTGACGGAAAACGACACCGGAACGACATTGACGCCAGGCGCGACCTCGGGCAACGGCGTGACCATAACCGCGTCAGCGACGACAGGCATCAACGATGACGCCGGGTTCAGAACCACCGATGTTGGTCGACTGATCCGTATCAAAGACGCGTCGAACAAATGGCGTTGGATGCAGATTGTTGAATACACGTCAACGACGGCGGTCAAGGTCGACATTAAAAGCGACGCCTTGAGCTCTACCGCGGCGAGGGAGACCTGGCGTCTCGGAGAATGGAACGACACTGATGGATGGCCAGGCGTCGTCTCATTCATACAGCAACGATTTGCGACCGCTCGAACGACCAAGCAACCGCAAAAATTCTGGCTATCCAAGTCGGCCGACATCCAGAACTTTGCCGACGCCGACAATGAAGGCACCGTCCTCGATGACAGTTCGATCAACTACAAATTTGCGTCGCGGGAAGTCAACACGATCCGCTGGATCGCCAGCCGCAAGAAACCGATCATCGGAACCCAGGGCGGCAACTGGACATTGAATTCAGACGGCGCTGTCCTGACACCAACCGACATATCGGCCGTGTTCGAGGTGTCTGGTGGATGTGCGCCTATCCCACCCCTCGAGATCCGGTCGCGTCTCGTCTTTGCCCAGGCTCAATCCCGTAAACTCGTCGAGTTCGCCGACGTCATCCAGGACAACGGCCTTCAAGGATACGACAGTTTTGACCTGACCATTTTGAATGAGCGGGTATTGAAAGACGGCCTGATTCAATTGGCCTACCAACAACAACCGGACAGCACGATCTGGGGGGTCCGCGGCGACGGTCAGATGCCGACGCTCACCTACCAGCCCGAACAGAACGTCATCGGTTGGGCCCGAAACACTGTTGGCGGATCGTTCCATGGCGGTGATGCGATCGTCGAAAGCGTAATCACCATCCCCGGTCAGGATGGGACCGGTCAATTTAAAGATAGTTCCGGTCGGCATGAGGTATGGGTCGCGGTCAAACGCGAAATCAACGGCTCAACCGTGCGCTACATCGAGTGCCTGGAGAAGGTATTCAATGGTGACGAAGACCTGCAAGAAGAGGCGTTCTATGTCGACAGCGGATTGACCTTAGACGCACCCGTGACGATTACCGCGGCAACCCGTGCCAAGCCGGTGCAAATAACCGCCGCGAATCACGCATTCAGCGATGGAGATCTGGTCCGGATTGTTCGGGTTAAGGGGATGACCGAACTTAATTCTAACACTTATAAGATCGCCGAGGTGACAACCAACACCTTCGAGCTCGGTGCCATCGATGGTGTCAGCGTATCAGCTATTACCAAAGCCAACCCAGGTTCCGTCACCGCTCCAAATCACAATCTAGTGACAGGCAATGAGGTACATTTCCACGATATTGGTGGAATGACCCAGCTTAGCGGTAACGGCTATACGGTAACAAAGGTCGACGCCAACACGTTTACGATCGGCGTCGACACGTCATCTTACGGTACGTTTACGTCGGGCGGCCGCGTCTACCTGGCGACCGACGGCAGCGCATACACGACATACAGCGCCGGCGGCGAGGTCCGGAAGAAAGTGACGTCGGTCAGTGGTCTGACACACCTGGAAGGTCAGCCGGTAAAGGTCTACGCCGATGGTGCCGTGCAGACCGATAAGACGGTGAGCTCCGGCGCCATAACGCTCGATAGCGCCGCTTCTATGGTGCATGTAGGTCTGAGCTATGAACGTCGGTGGAAGTCCCTGAAGCTCGCTTATGGCGGTCAGGGCGGCACGGCTGTCGGGCAGCCGAAAAACATTGCCGACGTCATCTTGATCCTCCTCGAGGCGGCAGAAGGATCGGTCAGTGTCGCCACGGTTGACATCGATGGCGAAGGAGCCTTCACCGAACTCGATCTGCGATCGGCCGTTAATATTGACGACGCACCGGTGCCATTCTTTACCGGTGAGAAATCACTCGGCATCACTGCCGGCCATGACACCGATATACGTTTACTTGTGAAAGGTACATCACCGGTGCCGTTCACGGTAATCGGAATCTCGCCAGAGATGGAGGTGGCTTGAGCTTAACGATCGTGCCGTTCGAACGCGATCACCTCGATGCCGTCATGGATCTGGGTGACGCCGAACGGGAAAACCTTTTGATGTACGACCTGGTTGGTCGGACCTGCATGGACGGCGATACGCCGTTTCTCTGTATGGGCGTCATGCGGCGATGGCCAGGCGTCGGTGAAGCCTGGACGGCTGCAAGATCGGATTTAACGCGCAAACAAGAGGCGTTTGTGTTGCGCCGGTTGCGGACCGGCCTTGAAGACTTCATGCGTGAAGAAAACCTGCACCGTGTGCAGTCAATCATTATCAGTACCGATCGAACGGCACTGCGGTTGACGGCGATCATGGGGCTCGAATTTGAGAGTAAAGCTGTCGCCTATGACAGCGATCGAAACGACTACTTTAGATTTGCAAAGGTAATGTGAGATGGCAGGAGTATCCACTGCACTGTCGGCGGCGGCAACTACAGCCGCACCATTTATGGCCGCCGGCTCGTTCGCCATGTCGGCCGTTGGCGCCATTAACCAAGGCAAGATGGCCAATCAGCAAGCGAAGATGCAAGCCGAGATGTACGCGCGCCAGGCCGAACGCGAGCGCCAGATCGGCGAGCTCAACGCCGCTCGGAAACGCACATCGAACAAACGCATCGAGGGCACGCAGCGCGCTATCCTGGGTGCAGGCGGCGGCGATATGTCGGAAGGTTCGGCCTTACTTGCCCAGGAAGAGCTCGCCGGTGAGGGCGAGTTGAACGCGCGTCTGATCGAAAATAATGCCGCGGCAGAGGTCAGTTCTCTCCAGGCTCAACAGGTCCTGGAGCGCGCACGTGGGAAGAACGCACAGAAAGCCGGATATATCCGGGCAGGGAGCGCGCTGTTGAAGGGCGCCGCGAAGTTCGGCTGATGGCGGGCTCAAAGATCCCCACAGCGGCGGACCTGCCGCAGGTCGCCCCCCAGAGCCTACGCGGGGTGCGTGTCGGAGATATCTCCGGCGGCATGAATGAGGCCGTTCAAGAAGGTGGTCAGGCCGGCGGCGACTTGTTTCTCGGTATCCGCGACAAGGCCGAGGCGACCGAAGCCCAGGACCTGATCAACCAACTCCGCGACAAGCAACGGTTGTTGATGGATGGTGACGGATCCGAACAGAACCCCGGATATAGCAACCTGACCGGAAAGACTGCCGTCGATGAGCGCAATAACTACGAGGTAAAATATCAGACTGACTACGACGACCTGTTTAATAAGGCTTCGAGCAGTCGGGTACAAGCGCAGATCATCAAACAGTTCGGCGCGCAGCGGAATACGTTCCTGACGAACGTATCGCGTCACCAGGGCGGTCAACGGATTAAGTATGAGGACCAGGTCCATACCACGGCCTCGGATAATCTGACGGAGCTCGCGATCAGCGAGGCAACCTTCGACGAGGCAACGAAGGCCTGGGGCAATAAGAAGACGATCGCCGAGCAGCACGCGGCAAACATTCAGCACTACAGAAAACGTACCGGTGACGCAAAAGTCGCGAAGGATATGGCCGATGAAGCTCGGTCGAAGACCCATGTCGAAGTGATCGACGATCTCTTGACCCGTGCTGGCGGCGGCGTGTCGGCCGAAAAATATTTCAACGCGCACGTCGGTGAAATCGACCAGAAGGTCAAGAACGAGCTTCGCACCCGCATTGAAAACGGATCACGTCTAGACACGGCCCAGACATTTGCCGATGACACCATTAAAAAATTTGTGACTGCGAACCCGACAAAGTCGGAACGCGAGCTCATGAGCGACGTAAAATGGCAGCGGGACACGCACGCCGAGATAGGCAGAAAGTTTAGCGGCGAGACTGAAAAAGAAGTTCGCGCCGAATTCGACCGACGCATTGCGCGGTTTACAAAACAAGAGAATAGCCTCGACGCCGAAGCTACCTATAAGGCAACCGAGTTTCTGGCAACCAACCGTGATAAAAGCCTGTTGGATTTTCTGACGACCGCTGGAAATAAAGCAGAAGCCAAACGGATCATGTCTGACCCACGTTTGTTTGGGGCATTGGTGACCCTGTCAAGGAATATAGGGCGCGCACAGACAGCGGAAGAGTTTGCCTCTTCCAATAATAAACAGATCAAAGAAACGCACGAAAAGATGACCGGTGAAGAACTGCGCCAGATACCCGACGCAGCGTTCAACACCCTCAAGGAAGGACTAACCGAGACAGTCTGGAATAAATTGAACACGACGCGGAATACGGCGAAGCGCAAGTTTGAAAGCAAACAGAACCCCAACACCAGAGACGTCGATAAGGAAGCTGCGACCATTATGAAAGAGGTCGCGGCGCAAATACCCACGAGGTTTGATTTTAGTACGGTGAAGAAAGCCGGGGTAAAGAAACATCTACGCGTAAACGCGGCGGTCCTACGTCAGCGGGTTGAAGAATGGCTCGACCGGACCATCGAGGCCAGTAAAGGCCCTGACGGTAAAAAAGCGCCGACCTTTCCTGAAGATGACGAGATCAGACGCGAGGTCATGCGGCTGACGGCGAAGATCACCGCCGACCCTGTGAACACCGGTGAGATGTTTTTTCCGAAAACAGGGGAGGAATCGATTTCAGGGATGGTTATGCGGTTGGGTCCGTTTAAGGACAAAGCAGGTCGAAGGGTTACCAAGATGTCGCCGGCACAATTGGCTGTCGCGCGCGTTCCATTCGCCAACATCCCTGAAGCTATGCTCGAGAGGATCAGGAATAACATCCGCCAGTCGCGGGACCCGTTTACCAAAACTCGGGTTGGCGACGAAGGGTTCATCGAGAATGTAGCCGGGGCCTTCGTCACAAAAAACGAACAGCGTTTGAAAAGACTTCTAGGCGTGACTGATTGATGGATTTGATCGAGCAACTGCAACGCGAGCAGCAAAACCAAGACACCCCGGATCTGATCGAGGCGCTACAGCCCGAAGTGGGTCCGGCGGTCGACACCTCGCTCGGTGTCGTTCCTGATCAACGTGCCAAGGATCTCAACACATCTCGAAAGTCAGGTTTCAATGTTGAGGACCTGGAAGCCAACCGAGATGTCGTCGACCAGGAATATGAGCGCCAAGACCTCATTGACGAGCTTGAGCGAGCTCCTAAAAGCTCTCTATATTTTACGCAGAACCCGGAAGTCCTTCCCGCCGCCAAAGACGACATCAACACGCTAACCAAGATCGAGGAACGCCTTAGTTTCTTTGGCGCTGCCGAACGCGGTATCGACCTTCTACAACAGAACTATTATGCAGCCGCCGAAGCGACCGGTGAGATGTTCGGGGCAAAAGATCTCATTGAGTTCGGACGTGAAGGGCGGATCTCAAACGAAGCGCAGATCAGCGCGCAACCGTCGCGTATGAAGGTCGAGGATATCAATAACCTCGATTCCGGTCTCCAGTGGCTAAAGGAGACGTTCGGCGAGCAAGGTGTAATGATGGCGCCGAGCATGGTCGGCGGCCTGGCTGGGGCAAAAACCGGCCTCGCACTAACCGCAGCGATCCCCGTACCTGGCGCGCGCATCGCCGGCGCATCGATCGGTGGTTTTCTCGGCGCGTTCATACCAAACATCTTCCAAAGCGTCGGCGAGGTCCAGTCGGCCATCAAACAGAAAGATCCGGACGTCGTCAGGCCTGATGTAGCGTTTGGCGCCGGCAGTCTTGTCTCGCTCCTCGATAGCGCCGTCCCCGGCAAGGTTGGAACAAAGATCATTAAAGCATTCGGCATCGATCCGAAGGATGCCGCGGCTGACGCTGTTATTGATCAACTCGGTAAGTCATTGACGCGTCGTATTGGCAGCGCCGTCAAGGGCGGCGGAAAGAGTTCCGGCATCGAGGGTGTCACCGAGGGGATCCAAGAGGCCCTCACCGAGCTCGCGGCGACTTATGCCGCAGGCCAAGACGTGAACGTCGAAGAACTTACGAGCGCCATACTCAATGGTTTTGCCGGCGGCTTGGTTATGGGTGGCGCCATTGGTAGTTCATCGACGGCCGTTAGCGACGCCTATAAGACCAAGCGCGCACGTGAATATCGCGACAACATGAACACGATCCTCGACCACACTCGCGACAGCCTGTTGCACCAGCGGTCGCCAGAAGTCTTCCAGGAATTCTTTGAGGCTCTCGCCGGTGCGGACCTGACCGAGATCAACGTCGCCGCGCAGCCGATCGTCGCGTACCTCCAAGGTCAAAACGTCGATCCGGTCGAAACTCTCGAGGCGCTTGGCGTCGATATGAAGCAAGCGAACCGGGCATTTGAACAGGGCGGTGATATCACCATACCGGCCGCACGGTTCTTCGACGCCGTGAGTGACGGACCGCTGTTCGAGCTCCGCGACGGCTTCCTAATGAACGTCCGTGAGAAAGACGACGCACCGACCCTGGTTGAGGGTGAGGCTGATACGGCAGCTACCGAGGCACGCCTGGTTGCACAAGTCGACCAGGTCCGCCAAGACCTCGAGGGTACGAAAGAGCTCGACCAGGTCGAGCAGGACGCCGAGCTCCTCCGCACGACCGTGACCGAGGAGATCGCGAAGACCGGACGATATACCCGAGCCGGCGCGCAGCGGATCGCTGCCCTCTATGAGAACTTCTTTATCACGCAAGCAACCGATCCCGGTATGGACAAGCCGCTTACACTTCAAGAAGTGTTCCCCGAGCTCCGGATGCGTTCAGTCGCCTATGCCGATCGCGATACGCCGATGGTGGAAGCCCTCGAGCAGTCCGCAGCCGAAACCGCGGCGGCGCCGGCGCGTATGGAGTTCATGGATGACCAGTTCGGGACAATAATCTCGGCGATCGGCAGGAACCAAAACGAAGCGCATGTCGCGCGGATCGACATCGATACATTCCTCGATCTGACGACGACGCCTGAAACCCGTGAGACGGTTGAGACGGAAGACCCCGCAGTCTCAAACATCGAACCCTTCGATGAAGTGCTGGCCATGTTTGACCCGGCGGAAACAGAACGGGTCGATGAAAACGCCATTCCGTTCATCGCCATTGATGAGTACGGAAAGGTTATCGGGCATGAAGGTCGACATCGGGCGGTGTTGCTCAAGCGCGGCGGCGCGACGACGATGCCGATCGCGGTTCAGTATCCCGCCGGCGTCACCGAATTTGGTGAGCTCTCGGGCGAGCCGATGCCGACACAACTGACCGGACAGTTCGACGCAACCATCGTCCGTAATATGCCGGAGACGGTTCTTGCGTCACCAGACAATATCGACGAGATGCGCGCCCTGGTCGGTGAGGGCAGCGACACGCCGGCTGCCGCCAGGCAGAACGTCTATCACGTTACGTTTACAGATAATGTCGAGGAGATCGCGGAAGGCGGGCTGAAACAGCTACAGCCTAGCAACTACGTTCGCGCTGATGGCGAGAGATATAACGCTGACGGCGGGGTCTTCGCGTTTGAGAACGCGGAAGACGCTGTCCGTTGGGCGCTGCGGATGGACTTTGATTACCCTGACAGATCAATATCTATCGTAGAGGTCGATCGCGGCGACGTCTTTGAGATCGATCCATCCGAAGACCCGTCTTTGCAAACCGGCGCGGGCGCAGCCTTGCGAAGCATGGCGAACATCCCGGCAGATCGTATCGGAAAAATAACAGAGATATCGTCTCTTGAACGAGCCGAGCAACTGGGCATTACCTTAGACGAGTGGCTGGCGCAGACGGCTCAAGATATAAGCACGCCGGCTGCCGTTATCACCGCATTTCAGCCGCCGATATTTAAACCGTATCCATTTAAGGGCCTCGCTAAATCTCTAGTGGGTGCGGATAATCCAGACTTAGTAAGAACCTTAGTAGATGAGGATCAAGCGTTTGATACGCTTGCGTATGCCGCCGAAACAGACAACATCACTCCCGGACAGATACGATCAGCGGTAAAGCAGGTTTACGATGCTACTCAGTCTTGGCTAGGAGATTTTCCCGACACTATAACAGTGTATAGGTATGGAGAGTTGCGCGGAGATGATCCGGTATCTTTTACACTTAACCCGAATTTTACGGGAGCATCATTACCCTGGATGGACCGAACCGGCTCAGAAAGACTTCAGGCTTATACAGTAAATAAAAAAGACATTTTAGCGGCTCCAAATGCTGTTCTTCGTCCTGGCTTGGGAACGGATACAGAATATGAGGTTGTAATTCCTGGTTCCCGTGTCCGTAAAGCCAGTGACACGCCAACTGACAAGCCTCGCATCCTTTTCCAGGACGGGCTCCCTGTCGTTCCGCCTGGCGTCGAGGCGGACGTCAACAAGCATGGCGTCGCACCATACCTAAGAGAGCGTGTCGAGCCGGCCGCACCGTTGCCGCCGCGACCCTTGTTTACCCAGGAGACTAATAACAAGAACGCACTCGGTCAGATCGCCAACCTGGATCCGGTGCTGGCCAACCATCCCGACGCGCACACGTCGCCAGAGAATTGGCTACAGATGATGGCCGAAGCCCTGGCCAATGATGATGTACCGGCAGCACCGAACCAGTTTATCAAAGCGATCGCCAACAAGGGCGCCGGCGCCATCGCGTCCCTGAAGCGGCTGACACCTGGTCAGATCGCCGCGGCCGATCATGGTTTTAAGAACGCCGCACGGTTTCGAAAGTCCTATATCAATGGTGACATCGGCATCGAGCATACGACGAAACTGTTTCTCTGGTCGTTCCTGTCTCGCGGCGTGTCACCGTATGCCCAAGAAAGCATGTTCCTCGATATCTATAAGGGCATCGACAAGTTCATCGCCCAGGCCGCCAAACAGGAGCTAGACCTCGATGCCTATCTGGAATGGTCGTCACAACAGGCACCATTGGGCAGCGGTCAACCCGGCGCCGGCACCAGCCACAACCTGAACGCGTTCGGTCGTGATTTCCTCAGAAAGATGTCCCTCGATGTTGGTGACGGCACGGGTCGTTCGCGGTTGCAATATTTGCACGATATGATGACAGATCCGAAGTCGACCGGGAAACAGATCCGGCGCGCCTTCGCGACGTTCGGCCAAGGCGTCGGCATCGATAATAAAGTTCTGTCATTCACGCTCCTGGTCGCCGGCTTCGATGACGTGATGGTGATCGACCGGGTGCAGTTGCGCCAGATGTGGAATGACGGCCGGTTCACCGGCTACAACCTCTGGGATGGGGTCAAGGTGCCGTCCGGTGCGGATCCGACAAAGAAGATTACAAAGACAGGTTCGGCGCTCGAGGGTATCCTCGCGGGCGCGCGCGGACTTTTAATCTACGAAGCCATCGAGCGCGGTATCCAACAGAACGTCAAAGATATCTACACGGCGCTCGGCCGTCCGAAAGACGGTTCCGTCGGTCGGTATCACTGGGAGACCTGGATTGCTGACAGCGCCCAGGAAGCCAGCCACGGTACGCTCGATGCGGTCATCGCCGACGCGGTCGACAACCAGGCCGACGCCATCCATAAGACAACGTCTATGCAAGGCGAATATGGGACCTATGCCTACGGCGCCAGGTACGGCGTCGCATCCACTGGCATTCCTTATTTTAACTATACCGCACCTGGCGGCCTCACCTATGTGTTCCGTGTCGAACAGTTTGTCGAGTTCCTGGAAGCGATGAAGAACCCTGACGCCGGCGTCATCCCGAGGACGGTTGGCCAGCGTCAGAAGACGAACAAGAAAGGCGAGCCGCAGTTGTTGAAAAGCGGCGAACCTGCTATGTTAGACGTGCCGTTTTCGGTATCGAAACGATACAAAACGCGGCGCGGAAAACTGGTTCTCGATGAGAAGAACCAACCGATTGTATTGGAGGAGCTCAATGCCCCGTGGTGGTCAAGGCCAGAGGTCAACGAAGAAAACATCTCCGCGGTCGCCATCGCATTCGCGGAAGGGATCGCCGGCGATAGCCCGGGAACTGTTCGAGGGCCTGACGGCGACGCCGATCTTTCCGATCGACCTCCAGCCGCTGTCGGCGCTACCGGTTTCGCGCAGCCCGGCGAAGGGCCAACGGGCGTCGAGTTCTACCAAACGGTCCCGGAAGGCCAAGCAGACCTAAGAGACCGCGGCGAAGGCAAAGTCCGTTTCTTCAACCCCCTCGTTAAAATTACCCAGGATCTGAACCTGCCGGCCTGGAAGAATGATGGCGTCGCCAAGGGCAGCGACATCTGGACGGCGATCCAATCGAAAGCCAAGGACGTTCCTGCGAGCCAGATCAAGGAGGTGCTCAAATGGTCCGGGCTCGAGGAGATGCTGATCCTCTACCCGCAAGAACTCGATGCTGAACTTGAAGCCAGTATGGTCGACAGTGTCTACGTAGAACGGAGCGAAGACGAAGATGGGTGGTTCGTCGTCGCAGGGGAGGAAACGCTCCACTGGTTTAAAACGGAAAGCGAAGCGGAAGCTCGAGCAGAGCGTATCCGCGAAGAAATGATGGCGCCGCCCGAAGAGCTCATGTTTAGCCGCGCCGATATCGTCAAGTTCCTCGAGACCGACGGGTTCCCGTTAATCTCTGAAGTCGTTTCGCGCAGCACGCGATATACCGGTGATCTCGATGTGGAGCCCATGTCGGATTTTCAGGCTCAACAAGATATATCCACCTACACCGAAATTCGAAGATTTATGGATGAAGAGCTCTATAACGAGCCTATGGCACAATATCGTGAGGTAGTCGATAAAGAGGCGCAGGAACGGATAGAACGGTTTAACTTTGTCGAGGAAGCTGACGGGTTCTACGGCCATCCGCAAAGCATCTTCGAGTTCGTCCACAACATTGAAATCCACAGGTTGGACACAACTGATATTGATCGGATGATGAGGCAGGAGCTCGAGACGGATCGCGATTCCCGTATTAAAAACGCGATCGAGAAAGCACAAGTCGCATTGGAATACAGCGATCAATTCAACGCCAAGGGTGCCGAACTCTACGGGCAGCGAGAAGGCGCGGACTCAAGTATTGTTCAAGGTCAGAGGAAGTATAAGGGCTTTAATTTCGCCAACAGTATGGAGGAGGTCTTCGATACCTTCAGGGAAGTCTACGAAGAGATCGGTCCGCCGCCGACCAAAAAGACCCAGACCCTGGACCTTTTTGATGAGAGGTTCGCCGATGATTGGATGGATAATCGAGAAGGCGCACGCGACAAAGGGCTGGAGCGCGAAGTTCGCGAGTATATGAGACGCGGCGAAAAGATGCTCCTCGATCGCCTCGGCGTCGACCCGGCAATCCGGACCGGCAACAAGGTTAAGGCCGGAGAGAACTTGGCCGAGGCTTTCGTCACCGCTCTGATCGACGGCACCAAAAATGATATCACCAAGGAAATGGGGTCTATTGAGGTCTGGACGGAACAGGTCACCGACGATCGAATGCCTCGACGTATTATTCGGGTCGAGGCGGCCGAACGTATGCCCTCTCGTTTTGTTGGGTATCTGCCGGTCGACACCAACGGTAATATTCTCGACGCCGCCGACAGCTACAACGAAGCACTCGTTCGTCTCTCGACCAGCGAAACGTCAGGGGCGACGGAGTGGGATAATTTTGTCATTGATATGGGAGACGGCAGAAAACCCAAGTCCTACCGGGAGTTCAAGCTGATCTACCCAGATCTTCCCGGGCGCTATAAACATGAGCAACATCGGTTCAAGGAAGACAACATCATCGCGTTTGGGCGGGTGACGACCCGCGACCTGCGCGGCAAAAATACGTTAATGCTTGACGAGGGTCAGTCCGATATCGACACGGCCCAGAAGAAGTTCGGTTCGGTTAACGAACGGGTCCGGGAGTATAAAGAGGTACAACGCCTCGCCGCCGAAGTGCGCGATAAAATCATTGAACCGCTCGACCGGCTGCGTTCGTTGAGAGGGGACGCAGAAGACGTACTGGATACGTCGGTTACCGATGGCCAGAAACAAGCCATGGCAGCCTATTCGGATATCGTCGATATCCTCAGTGTGTTTGAGTTTAGGGATGGGGCCTCTAGATCTATCCAAATGAAAGGAGGTGTATCCGGCGTCCAACTGGAACAGCACCTCCGGGATATCGTCCGCACTATGTATCTCGATTTAGAAGTCGGGGATAAAGTCCAACGGTTAACCGGTATCGAACCGAATTATCTCAGGTCGGAGATGTCTATAGATCTCTCGGAGTTCACCATCAACGAAGTCAGGTTCCCCGACGATACTGATCGCAAAGACGTCACACTTCAGATAATGCAAGAAAAACCGCGGAAAGTAATCCAGAAGAAGATCAAAAAATTCCTGAAGAGGGCGCTGACCTTTCAACATATCCTCGATAACGTCACGGATCCCGACGTTGTCGGTGCTGTTCAGGACCTGGCCGCGGCCATCGGCCCAATCACCGAAAAGGGCCCCTACCTCAAGACGAACAAAGATCTCGATAGCTGGATAATGGAGATCCCCGACGCACCCTTGATGGACGATGCGTGGACGATGCTTTTGATGAAACGCATGTTGGTCGAGGCAGTCGAGAAAGGTCACGATGCCATCGCCTGGTCGAGTTCCGGCGCCGTGTCGGGGCAATGGAGCCCAGGTTCACAAAAGATGTACGCAAACCTCTACGATCAGAAGTATCCAAGCGCGACGAAAAAACTGACGGGTGCCGAGCCGAAGCTCTACGAAATCGATGACGATATCGATTTTGAAAACGATGCGACAGCCGAAGAAGAGATGTTGCCGGTCGAACCCGGCAGGAAGCTCCCGAGTTTTCAGGAGCTCAAGCCCGTCTTTGAGCAATGGCTGGACGAAGCCTATGAGGATTACGATCGAATTTATGGCGAAGGCGCCGTTGAAAGTCTGCGGTTTGACGTTATAGATAATCTTGACTTTGACTTATACGACCGCGGTGTCGAGGACAGTTTATTACAGAGCGGCACCATTTACGATGGGCTAAGGCAACAGGTGCTCCCGCCCCTCCGGAACCGTCTCGAAGAGATGTTCGGTGTTCTGAACACCAAGGTGATGATGGCAAAGTCCGTCACATCGGTGATCCGACTGGCCGATGACCCGGCGTTTGCCGACGTAACAAGTGAAGGTGTACGGCCGGCTGATCTCACCAGCGTGCTCGAGGGCGCGGATAACAGGAGATCCACTCAGGTCACTAATGATATGAAGTGGGCGTACGCGTATCTATTTACTGCCGCGCTGACGGACGCGGTTGAGAAAAGTGATAATACGAAGCTCGATAAGATCATGGAAGCGACGCTTGGCGAACGACTGTTCCGTCTGACCAACGACGGTGAGAGCGATTTCAAGCCCGAGGTTCCCATGCTGAAGCGCCTCGAGAGACTGCTCAATGAGGCGGCCGGCACCACCGGTATCAAAGTAGAACCAGGGTTGAGACTCCTGAAACCGGGCGTGCCAATCGGCCCGGATATTATAGATCCAGACGCGCCGCACGCGCTGCCGCAAATTACCATGATCGACCTGACCTATAGGCTTCCCGGCCGCCTGGCGTTTAACGAGACGGGTTCAATTCAGGGGCCGAACTTTAGTTCGTACCGTGTTGAAGAAATGGTCGAGAGGCTCGGCGGGTTTATCGACGGGCTGATCAAAGACAAGAAACAAGCGATCAACACTAAGCAGGGGTACTGGTTCCTGCCGATCGACGAAGAGCTCGCTGAAACGATCCGAGACAACGGTTTCCCGTTGATGCAGGATCCGATCATACCCCGTGGCCGCGCAGTGCTCGGCGAGCAAGAGATTAAGGTCGAGATGTTCGAGAACGCGGACCTTTCGACGATGCTGCATGAAACCGGACACGTCTTCGTCAATCTCATGGAACGTGTGGCGTTACGCGCCGGCGCATCTGAACGGCAGAAAGATATTTATTCCTCGATGTTGGACTATGTCGGTGCCGGCAGTGCAGCGGACCTGGATCCGCGCATCAGCGGTGACGCCGCGGTCGAGAAACAAGAGAAGCTGGCGCGTGCCTTCGAGGCGTACCTTAGAGAAGGAAAGGCGCCGAGCAATCGGTTGCGCCAGGCGTTTGCCGTCTTCAAGGAATGGTTAAAGCAGGTCTATCAGTCGCTGACTGGGCTCGACGTCGAATTGACCGACGAGGTGCGGAGCGTCTTCGATAAGATGCTGGCCACCGACGCCGAGATCGATCAGATGCACGCAACGAACGGCATGGATACGACCGTCTCGGCGCCCGAGCTCTTCGCGCTTCTGTCGGCCGAGGAACGTGTGGCGTGGAACGATCTTGATGAAGAGGCCAAAGAGAACGCACGCCGCACGGCGCTGAACGAAGAGCAGCAAGCCCTCCAACAAGAGAACGAGGAACAGTTCCAACAACGGCTTGAAGTCAACAAACAGATCGTCGAACGTCAGATGTACGAAAACCGCCCGGAATACCGGGCGTTTCATTTTCTGGTTAACGGCGAATTCTTCGTTGGCGAGACGCCGGCAAGCCTGGCCGACCGTCGCATTAGTAAGGCGATGCTCCTCGAGATGGGCTACACGCAGGAGGATCTTAACGCGCTGCCGAAAGGCCGGCGGCGGATCTACACGGACGACGCCGCCACGGCTACGGATCCAAGCCTGATGGCAACCGCCATGCGTTTCGATAGCGTCGAAGAGATGATGACGGCGCTGAAAAATATGACGCCGCCAGGTACGGCCATCGATCGCGACGCTTCAATGATGACCAGATCCGAGCTCGGTGATCCTCTGAACGATGGCAGCATCGAACGCCTGACGGAAGAGGCGTTGTATAACGAGAAACGTGCTGGCGCCATCCAACTGGAGTTCGACGCCCTGGCACGTCAAACGGGACAGCAACGCGTCGCACGTGACACGATCAAGGCCATCGTCGATCGGATCTTTGACGAGAGCCCGGTCAGCGAGATCCTGAAGCCTATGCGCTATCAGTCGGCGGCGGTCCGGGCCGCACGCGAGACCGAGCGCGCTATCGCCAAGAAAGATTTCGTCGAGGCGTTCCGGCAGAAGCGGCTGCACATGCTCAACCATGAACTGTTCCGTCGCGCCTTGCAGGGCCGCACGGACGTTGAACGTATCACGCGGCGGCTACGCAACTACCAGCGGACCCGCATGGACAGCCGCAGCATTGATAAGAACTACATCGGTCAGGTTAAGAACCTCCTCGAATTCTACGAGTTCTCCGGGGTCTCCGTCGACCGCCTCGAGGAACAGACCGCCGCGGACGTGATGGCGTTTATCGAAAAACAGCGCGCCGCCGGCGAAGCCGTGATCATGCCCGGCAACCTGGTAGACTTCATTGGTGAAGACGCCAACGGTACGCCGCAGTTCAGCTTCAAGGTCAAGTCATGGAAACAGATGACCATGACCGAGCTCGAGGCACTTAGGGATATGGCCGATAACCTGGTCAAGATGGGGCGGCAAAAATCGGCCGAGACCAAAGAGAGAAAGGCACGTCGCGGCATCGAGCTTGCCGACAATATTCGAAGCAAGGCGCGACCACGTAAGAATAAGGAGTCAACGCTTGCCGTTCCGATCGTCAAAGATCAACGCAAGAAGGCCATGAAAGGCTTCTTCCCGGCTTCGCACCGGAAGCTCGAGAGCATGATGTTCGAGCTCGACGGGTTCGAGAACCTCGGGCCCATGTGGTCCGCTGTCTTCGACAAAATAACCGAGGCACAGAACACCAAGACGGTCCTGGTCGAGATGCTGTCGAAAGAATATTCAGACATCTTCGACGTCTACACGCCCAAAGAACGCTACCATATCCGACGCGAGGCCTCGAAGGTTGCAATCGAGGGGCTGGGCGGCAAGGGCCTGACCCGCGAGCAGCGGATGGCGATTGCGCTCAATTGGGGCAATGAGAGCTCGCAAGAAGCCCTCCTCGAAAGCGGCGACTTCGTCAAGCAGTATGGTGAGATGTGGAACGAAGAGACGATCCTGGAAGTCCTCGCGACCCTCGATAAACGCGACGTCCAGGTCATCAACCGGATCTGGAAGATGGTCAATCAATTCTGGGAGGATGTGAACCTGCCGGACGGCCGAACGATCCCTGGCATATCGTCACTCGAGCGCGAAAGCACCGGCGTTGTTCCAGAGCGCGTCGAGGCGATACCTTTCATCGTCGGCGACAAAGCGTTCACCGGCGGGTATTACCCGCTCAAGTATAACCCATACAGTGATCAACGCGCGGCGCGCGAGAGCGAAGAGGATCTGCAAAACCGACTGAAGTCAGGCGGGTTCTCCCGCGCGCAGACCTCACATGGGTTCACCATCGCGCGGATCGGATCCGGCGGCCGGCCGGTCCAGTTGGACCTGGGTGTCATGCTGCGACATATGGACGAAGTCAGTCAGGACATCGCGTTCCGCACGGCCATCAACGAAGCCGCGGAGATCCTCGGAAACACTGATATCCAGGAAGCGATCGTCGGCACCATGGGCGAAGCCTATCTGTCCGCCATGCAGGAAGTTCTGGTCAAGACGGCCAACGGCAACCTGGCCTCGTCAGATAGTTGGGCAGATCTTGGTGTCCTGAAGACGGCCAGGTTAAATACGACCGTGGCGCTAATGGGCCTCAACCTGCGTTCGATATTCACGCAGCCGCTCGGCCTCACGCAGTCGATTGCCAGGCTTGGCATCCGCCGAACAATTCAGGGGGTCGGCGAGTTCTGGCATAACCCGGCGAGCATAGGACGTCGTATTGCAGAAATCGACGCCAAGTCGACGTT